TATTCATTTGCTTATACCCCTTCAGCTAATACATGGTTAAAAGTTGAACACAGTATACCTGGTCATGCAGATTTACAATTTGATAGTAATAATGCTTTAGGACTTACTATTACATTCTACACATTTAATGGTACTAACAATACCCATTCAGGTGCTTCTAATAACTCATGGAGAGCTTATGATGCTGGAACACTAACTCTAGATCAAACAAGTACTTGGTTTACAACAAATGATGCAACATGGGATCTAACTGGATTACAAGTCGAGGCAGGAGACACAGCCACTGAGTTTGAACATAGATCATTTGCTGACGAATTAGAAAGATGTCAACGGTATTATTACCATATTCCAGCACCAGTTGCGCCTGGAAGTGAAGCATCGTTTGGAAACGGATATCATTTTGGATTAGGCTTCTGTAATTCTTCTAGTAATTCAAGGGTACATATTCCCTACCCAGTT